ACGAACTTTTGTGCTTCTCTTTTTGCTGATAGGTGCATCGGTTGTTATTTCAATCTCTGTTGCTTTGATAGGTTTGTACTGTGCCTCTGCTCTAATAACCATAGAGAGCATACCATCTACTACACAACTTGAACAAGTGGGTAATGGTCTGCCATTCTCCCTTAAGTAAATCTTGCGAAACTCAACGTTTACCTCTGGAGGCATACGGAGTACTTGTTCTTTTTTCCATTTAAGGAACAACGGTTTGATAACATCAATGATGTATTTTGCTTCTTCTTGTGTCATATATATTTGTTTAAAATTGTTGCTATTAGTGCAGATACCGATGCATATAGTATGCCCTCTATTGAATGAAACCAAAAGGCACTCATCCAAAATGCCATACATAACTCGCAGCTCAATGGCTTAACGAACCGGTATCCTATCTCCCTAACCCACAGTATCGCCAAGAACGATATGCCGATAATTTGTAGTAAAGTGATCATTTGCTTTTTGTTTAATTGTGTTAATTACTCGTAGTATCTCTTGTCTTGAGATTTCAGTTACCCTCGATATGCTTCTGGCTGAACGAGGCTTGATACCCTTATCCTTATCCCCTTTAGAATAGAGTTGCCATATTCTTGTTTCATACCAGTCGCATTTTTTAACTACTTGCTCAATCGATAGGTAAAAGTATTCGTTGTATAACTTCTCCTCTATGTAAGGTATCTGCACCTCCTCTGTATCGTATAAACCGATAGGTTGTTTAAAGTGCTTATCAAAGGTAGTACGCTTACCATAGAATTGGTTTAAACATATTCTGATGACAATGCCCTCCCAATAGCCAGAGGCATACTTGCTCTCTATCCATTCAGAGTCCTTTTCACATAGTATTACAAATAATTCTTGATAAAGGTCGTTGGCTAACTCTCCACCTATCTTGACACAAAACTCCATCAACCATGACTCTTGCGTTAATTCCTTTATGATGTCCGCCTTTTTGATGACTCAAAGTTTATTACATTATTGTAGTACTTATCAACATATTCCCAACATCTCAATAGAATGGTTGTAGTAATCGCACTCCGGTTGGTAGCCCATGTCCAAAAAGTCTTGGTAGGTATCCTTGCCATGTATCACGCTTGAATGATCTCGGTTAGTGAACAACCCTATCTTAGTCAATGGTAAACCTAAATGCCTTGAGGCAATGTAAAAGAACAAATGCCGAGCAATGACATATTGCCTCTTGCGTGACCTTGAGCATAACTCAATAGGTAACACTCCGGTTGTGCTGCATACTATTTCCAACAACTGCTCGAGAGTAGCGTTTGCCATCTTTGGTTTGAATGGTTTAGCAATTTGATTTCTTAATCGTTCAATCTCCTTTTCAAGGGATAGCACCTTGTTTCGGTGTGACACCTTCTGCCTTGATAATTGGCTTTTTAGTTTGATGTATTCGTATTCGTAGTTCATAGTTGTTTAAATATTTCGTATGCGACTTGTGGTACTATTGCGTTTCCGTATCCTTTAATTGATTCTGCTCTCCACTTTGAAAAGGTAATTCCGTCCAATTCGGTGGGAAGCCCATCATCTCCGCTACAAATCGGGGATTGAGTTGGGAAGTTTTGGAAGTTTGTAGGTATCTGTTCAGCGTCACACTGTGCATACTTCCTTCTTTCACTTGTGTGCTTTTCATTGTTGCAGTTGCATTGGTTGAGTCCATTGCAGTTGGTGTTGGTAGCAACAAACCAGACTCTGTCCCTTCGGTGTGGTGCGTTTTTGGATGCAGCTGGAATAATAAACGGCTGAACTTCGTACCCTTGATTTTCCAAGTCAATGCACACCTGCTCGAAAACCAATCCGCCATCAATATTCGTAATACCAAAGACATTTTCTGCAATGACGTATGTGGGTTTAATTTCTTGAATTGCTCGAAGCATCTCTCCCCAGAGATAGCGTTCATCATCTGTACCTTTTCTTTTTCCAGCCATTGAGAATGGTTGGCAAGGGAATCCTCCTGTAAGAATGTCAATTTTGTTTGCATATTTTTTAAAATCAGTTTTGCAGATATCTATATGGCTATCCGCATTCGGCCAGTAATAATCTAATACTTTGCGTGGAAACTCCATCCATTCGCAATGGAATACGTTCTCCCAACCCATCCATTCGGCAGCAAGATCAAAGCCACCTATACCACTAAATAAACTTCCGTGTCTCATAATGCTTCTCTATATCTTGTATACTTACCCTCGAAAGTGCAAGGGATGTCACACAATCTACCGTGTCTGTTCTTTGCAATTATGACAACGGCATCTTCAACTTCAGGTTTAATATCCTCATAGTAACTTGGTCTGAAAGGAAATAGTACACAGTCTGCGTCTTGCTCTATCTGTCCGCTTTCCTTTAACTCCGTTAGTTCGGGTCTTGCGTTCTTGCCATCCCTATTCAACTGTGCTAATGCGATAACGGTAATTCCTAATTCCCTCGCAAGGTTTTTTAAAGCAGTACTTGCGTTGCTCACGTTCGACCTTGCATCTTTACCACCAGCGTTTAACTTCTGAAGGTAGTCTATGACAACCACGTCCAAACCAAACTTTGCACGGTGTATTTTGATCAAGGAAATAATGTTGTAAATGTTGTTATCCTTTGTATCAATGATGTCGAAGTCTGCATCGTTTAAAGACTCAACCATTCTCCTCAAATCAATCTCGTTCACATTGGCATTTCTTATCTTGCTATTTTCAATGTTGGTCATATCAGCTAACATCCTTTCGGCTAACTCATCTGCACTCATCTCAACCGATACGAACAGATACTTGTTAAACTGCATACCATCTCTGCAAATATTTAAACCCAATGCACTCTTTCCCATTCCTGGTCTACCACCTACTACTACAAGGTTGCCTTTATTCCATCCACCGAGATACTTGTCAAGTGTTCTCCACCCAGTTTGTAATCCCTTCATTTTATTTCCTGACTTCAATCGTTCCTCAATCTCATCAATCTTCTTACCCATCACCTGACTAATTGACTGCACCTCGTTTGAAAGTGTAATCCTTGAGTCGTGGTTTATCTGTTCTAAAAAGTTTTGAATCTTGGATAAGTCCCAATCAGTTCCGATTTGTCCAAGCTGATTTAACAACTGCTTATGCTTATACTGAATCTCAAGTGATAAAATGTCATTGTTGATGGTCTTATCGGTAACGTATGCATTAATTAAAAAGCCGATGTCCTTTGCTCTATCCTTATGGTAAGTATAAACGGTGTGTAGTGCAATAGGTTCGTTATGCTGATACATATCTTGCATCGTTCTGACAAGTCCTTTATGCCATCCAGTAAACCAATCAGGATTTAGTTTAGGTAGGAATGTCTTGGCATAGTCGCTTGATAGTATTGCTGAAAGTAAGTTCTGTTCAATCATCATTTAAGTTTGCTAAATTTTTATACTCAAATTTATTCTCTTTACCAATCTCATCTTCCCATCTCTTACCATTTAAGTAGGTTGAAAAGTGTGGTTGAAATTGCTTATCTGTAAATTGTTTGATAAACAAAGGTATATTTTTTCTGATATGGTCGTAATCTTTTTGCTTGACTTTTTTGAATGCTTTAAATGCAGATTCTTTGTTAACCTTTTTATTGTACAAATTCCAAAATTCGCTAAATATAGTTTCATTTATATTTATATCTTCATTTTCATTTTCATTTTCCATATGTTTATCATATGTTTTTGATATGTTTTTCATGTGTTTTTTAGTCTTACCTTTACGATTATTTCTTCTACTTTCACTGTATGACTTACGTTTATCAAACTCATCTCGCATACGTTTATTGTAGTAACCTTCTTCATCTTGTTCAAACTTACTGAAGATATCATCATCATATGATTTACATATGCTCATCATATCTTTTTCAGTTAGTACATATTTTTGATGTTGTAAACAAAGCAACCTTATATACATCCCAACTTGTTCATTTGTCATCGTCATCGTTCCAGTAAGGAAGTCTGAAGTGTAAAATAGTACGGCAGGATCTTTACTCATATCCTAATAATTTTCTTGTTTGTTTAACTTGCTGAAGCATCTTTTCAACTCCAATAGCTGAATACCATTGCTTTGTTTTAAGATGGTCAATGATGGTGTAATTGTTTGTTACCTGGTAATCGGTAATAATGTTGAAGTCATACATTGTACGAAATCCATAGTCATCGTACACGCTGATTTCAATAAAATGGTTTTCTTTAAATGTCCATTCAATCTTGTAGTATGTATTTTTCATTGCATAAAAAAACCCGCACAAGTATGAAGTGGTCAGCCTTCATACCCATACGGGCAAATATCTTTTAAACTTAACGACCTGACCTTCGTTGTTGTTTACACTACAAATATAGTGCTTTTACTTTAAATTAGCATTTTTAATATATTGGCTCAACTTTTTAAAATAGTATAGTCCAATCTGATACAATGCAGCACCGATGATGTATAGTACAATTCCAATCGGTACAAAAATTACTGGTGTTTCCATACTTCAAATATAAAACTTTTTTTCTTTATTGCAAAATATTATTTAATAATTCTGATGCAACCTCTAACTTCTCTCTTATATCAAACTCAACATCGTGCCTTTCAATCTCGGCAATGTGAACTTGCTTTGCTTGTGGCATACGTGGATCATACGAAACGAAGTAACCCTTGTCAAGGTTGGTGGCTAACATACCCATCTGCATCTGCCAATAGTACTCTGGGTGTGTATCCTTTAAACTATCAGCATCATAGATGTTAAAGTTCTTAAGGTGTATGCCACTATTGAATGGACACTTAATCTCAAGTATAGCATTATCTGATAACCCATCAGGTGAGTAACCAGAGTTGTCGCCATAAGGTATAAACACATAGTTCTCCCCTCCGTAGTATGTCCACTCTTGGAAGTCTAATTGAGAGAATGTATGGAAGGCATTAGGTTCTTGTTCCTTACCCCAGTCAAGAGCTGTACCAAAAGCCATCTTTCTTTCACCGGTTAGTATCTCGGCTGCCTTCTCATAGATGTAAGTTTCTGCGGTTTTAGATAGGGGTGAGCCACTACGACTCGACCCCATTAGTTTGTGAATCTCGGAAGCGGTAAAGCGAGTACCTCTCGCCTCTAACCACTTATCTTCTGATTGTGTGAATGTAATCTCCATTATTTGTTACCTCCGTATGTTTTGTTGTAGTATTCTTCTACTGTGTTTTGATGAGTAGGTACATCTTGCCCTCCATCCCAATAGACATCCATAATCTGCTCCTTCTCTTTCTCTTGAAAGGTCATTACTATTTTAGCTGCCATCATTAAGGCTTCTGCTTGTGATGTGTGGTCTTTCCATTGTACAGCCAGCTCTTCTAATCTGTCTGCAATCTGTTTTGTTATTAGTGTTTTCATTTCTCTTTTGTTTTAAAGGTTTATCCATTTATATCCAAAACACAATCTCATCATAGTACGATGAAACCAATTTGGTTTATAAGTTAGGTTAAATTGAACATAGTTGTCTGTTCCTAATCTATAACCACCTACATAGTTTGGTGTCTTGAACATTATTCATTTAACTGCTTTCAACAACTCTAACTCTTTAGCACCTACTGTATACTTGCGAGTGATATCCGCAATAGGGTTACCCTTCTGCAAATGGTCAAGTGCCTTATCCCACATTGGATGCTTCTCGGTTAATACCTCCTTAACCATCTTCTGTGGCTCTTTAACGGCTGCTGCACTATTGCCATCATCATCCTCTTGTGATAGGTTAAAGATACTTGCAAGGGCATAACGTCTTGCATAAGTAATAGCCGAACCTTGTTGTTGTGGGTTGTTTAAATCTCGCATCCTTAACACTTGTTCACTCTGCATATACTCGCCTGATTCAGCGTGGTATACTGTGGTAACCAATACGTCCTCGTTAGGATGTTGGGTAACCAATAAGCCACACTCTTGGAGTATAGGGTTGATGGTTTCAATGATGCTGGTTAAGTCAGCATACTTGTTCTTAAAATGGTCGTTCTTAGCGTTCTTCTTAACGCTGGTAACCTTGCCTTGAAATTCAAATAAGGCTTTGGTTAAGTTAGTTAATTTATCTGATGTTTTCATAATATAGGTTTTAATCCGTGATAATAAACAAGGTCATGTAATAAGTCATAGAGGTTATCCTCCGTGAAACTATCCATATCAAGGTCATAGTTCTTGACTCTGTCCTCGTCCTCTTCTACAATAACGTACTTTGAGAAATCGTATAAATGAGTTAATGTTAGTTTACATATCTCTTCCATATCGTAAACCAAAGTGCAGAAGGCAGTTTCAACCTCAAGAGTTAACCCCTCGCCTCGTTGAATAAACATATCAACTTTCATTTTCAACCTCCTTTAATGCGTGACGTAATACAACGAGTGCCTTATCTGAAACGATACCCTCGCCATTTAAATACTTGCGAACAGTAGGTTGGCTGATGCCAGTTGCCTTGCTCACCTTTTTAACCAAGCCATGCTTCCGCTTTAACTTGATTTGATTAATAATTGTTTGTATATCCATAGTCTTTACGACCACAAATATAAAAAACTTTTCTTAAATAAAAAATTATTTTTCTAATGAGTCAGCAATATACTTCTCCATTCTCTCGATAAGAGTAGCAACTGTAACCTTTTGAAGTGCTGGTTGCACAAATGGTTTTGCTTTAATTCCTTTAGCACCTATCTTACGAGCAATGACAAAGGCAAGTGATCTTGTAGCCGTGATTCTATTCTTAGCATTTTTAATCTTGGATTGCATAGGTCTTTTGACCATTATCCACTCATAGATACTTTGAATTGGTGGCATCTTACCAGGTTTCCTACCATCCTCAACATACTTCCAATAGTCCTCCATCTCAACCTTTATACTAAAGCCATTGCCAATAGGTGTAGGAATGGCAGCGATAGAACCATCCAAAGAAGCCGAAGCATTAGTTCTATTTTTGCGTAGGTTGATACGCATCTCTTGGGCAAGTTGATTTCCCCAATTTTGTACCACTCTCAATAAGCCATCATCTTCAATTGGATTGAAGTCAGAAAAATCTTGACCTAATTGTTCGAGTGATTTCTTAGCCATTTAGTTTAGTTTCAGCGTAGTCGTAAAAGTCCTCCATTCTATTCATCCACCCACGTCCAAAGTCAGCGAATGATTTAAGTGATTTAAGGAAGTGTACTCGGTGGATATAACACCCATCAAATACATATCTCTCTCCCTTAGCCTCTATAAGCCCATTTAAGGCACTCAAAGTCATTTTCCCTATTATACCATCAATTTCTAAATTAAAGCCTTCAGAACGCAAATAAGACTGTAACTGACGTGATGCACCACCTACCCCAGAACCCCAAGCAAAGTCTGCCCAAAATTCTGCAATCAAATCAGATTCAATTCTATCGGCTTTAACACCGTACCAATACAACTCGTACATACCCAACCAATCCTCTTTTGACATCTCATAGAAACGCTTGATTGATGATTCACTTGAGCCGTGCTTGGCTCTCCACGCTGCCCAAGTAATTCCTTTGTTGGTATGCACCCCACTTCCATCAGGTACACAGTTTGAACTTGCACTATCTTTAACGTGCTTTGATAGTCCACCCTCCCATTTGAGGATGTAGTCAATGTTACAATTTTTGATATTTCCCATCTTGTTGTTTGATTTCTTTTTGTAAACGTTTAAGATACCACTCTGCTTTTTGCAAGTCTTCAACTCCGTTCTTACGATTATACCGCCACATATACTTAATAGAATTGCCCCTAAGATAACCTTTAAATTCTTCATAACTCATTTGTGCTTTAATACATTCGATGCACTCTATCTCCCCTTGATAGTGTGCCGGTGAATTGATTACATCCATATTTTTCTAAACTCTTCTAAAGACAAATCTATTAAAAAACTTTGACCTTCACAATATACGTGTGTCATTTCATAAAACTCACTACACCCAATCACCTTATCTAAGTCAAGATAACCATCAACGATTATCTCAACTGTATCAGCATCCATCTCAATCCCTATTTGTCGGTAGATAGGATCGGTCTGCTCTTCTCGAAATACAAAATTTACCGGTACTTTCATCGTGTTTTATAAGTAAAAGCGTTAACTTTCATTTCCTCACTCTTGTCTTTTACCTTCCTCTCGGGATGCAACTCTAACCAACGTCCGCCTAATGGCTTTGGACTTGCCCCTCTCTCCACATGCCAACCACCTTTACCCTCGTTATACTCCTCTTTGTAGGTTGCCGTACGAACCATCAGAATATCCTTGAGCCATACTTTATTTTGACTCAATCTCTCAACCGTATAGGTTAGTTCGTGGTCTTCGTGAACGTGTCCCATCCATATAAGGTCAGCACCCTCTACCATTGTAGACATCCGGTTAAATTGAATAGTTCCCTTTGTTACTGGTCCGCCTCCCCCAGAGCCATGAAAATATTTTATAGCAAATCGTGTCCTACCCTCTCCATTGTTGCGTTGAAACCTATACACTATCCATCCACCATAACCACCTACCTCAACTTGTGTGTCATTGAGAGAATTAAGCCCATAAACAAAGCGTTCAATTACGTCTGTTTCTTGTCTTTTTAAAATGCTGGTTTCGTGGTTGCCATAGCCTACCACCTTAATCAAATGAGCATAAGGGCTAAACCATTGGACAGCATCGTTTACAACGGCATCTAAGTAGTTAGCCTTGTTATGTTCGGGACGAATGTCGTT